CCTGTAAACACATCTTTAAAGAGCTTAAAGACATTGGAAATTAGGTCTGTATAAAGCTTGAACTGATCGTGAACATATTTAAAAGCACTATGGCCAGCGTCTCTGAATGGTTGAGTAATCCCATTCCAAATTTTGGAAAAGGTTTTGCCAAAAGAGCTTAGTCCAGATGAAATATCATGGAACATGTCGGAAAACCATTTGATAACATTTTTAGCTAAATCAGCAGCGGCCCTGATAATACCGTTGACAAAAGCACGGAACTTAGCATTGTGCTTGTACAAAATAACAAAGCCAGCTACTAATGCAGCTATGGCTGTAATCGCAATACCAAATGGATTAGTAAATAGAAATTTAACAGCGCTTCCTAATAAAGTAAGTGATCTGACACCATCTGCACTTTTCTTAACAAACATCCCCATAGTTCCACTGATTGTTCTTCCGAGAAGCCCAATCGTGCCATTAAATAATTTGGCGGTTTTATTGGCAATAATAAAGCTGCTAATAAAACCAGCAACTAATTTCGGGTGTTTAGCAATTTCCGATCCAACCACTTTAAGCACAGGCAACAAATCTTTGAGGACTTGAAGAAAAATTTTAAAGCTTGTTGATGACCCCTGTTTAACAGCTGTAAAAAACTGTTTGATATCTCCTGCGTGTTTGGCAATATTATCAGAAAGACTGGTAATTCCCTTTGCCAATCCATTCATTAAACCGTTTAAAGCGCTAGGAACAGATTTGATATTGAATGCTTTAGCAAAGGCTTTAGTAATCGTACTAATGCCCTTTTCTGCAGAGTTGCCAACCTTTGAAAACTCTGTATCAACTTTTTTATCAGATACCCATTTAGAAATAGCGCCATAAATAGGGTTTTCTGCCGTCATTAATGGTTTTTCAATATCACCAATTAGGGCTGGAACACGGGCTTTAATCGTTCGTGACATACCAACCATGGTTGCAAGCATATTGGAAGCGGCTTTGTCGTACTTACCAGAGCCCAGCTGATTAAAAACATTTTCAATATCTTGAGCAGATATCTTGCCTTGTTTAGCCATTGTGGTTAAGTCGGCAGTTGTAATATTTGAGCTATGGTGTACATCGTTTTCGTACTTAGCCAAGTTTTCACGAAACATCGGGAAGTATTGGCTAATTTGATTTAACATCCCAGCGTTGGCTTTACCACGAGATAAGCCATTAACCATATCTTGCGTGACTGATTGTATTTGTTGACTATTCAAGCCAACGGCATCAGCCATATTCAGCATTGACTTAGTCATTTCATCTGATTCAGTTTTGCTAGAATGCAAGTGATAAAATCCTTGCTCAAGCTCATTGACCGTATCTGTAGCCTGACCTGTTTTAACTGATAAATCATTAATCGTCTTGACCATGGCAGAAGCAGAGCCACTTGAGCCTGTCAAAGTAAGCCAGACAGCACCCATTTTTTGCTGGTCTTGTTCATATTCCAAGCCTGTGTCAATGGCATCTCGAATATGGTTGGTAATAGCTTGAAAGGCATTAGTAATACCAGAAGCGACTAAATGTGCTCCAACAATCGTGGAAAATAAATGGGACGCTTTTTCTGTTTTGTCTGAAACAGTAGTTAATTTACTAGAAATGCCATCTAACAAATTATTGTTAGAACGTTTATCAGATTGCTCTCGCAAATCCTTCATTTCGCTGGTAGCATGAGCTATTTTAGTAGCCGTTTCATTGACACGAATAGTCTGCTTACGAATGGCTTCGGAATTATCTCCTTCGGCTGATTTTAGCTTGTTTAACTCGTCTACTTGCTTGCTATATAAATCTTTTAACTTACCTGATTGATCGGTTAAACCACTAATTTTAGCCTTCGTAGCACCGGCTGTGTCACCCTCTGCCTTCAAACGCTCAACAAAAGAGTTGGTCACTGATTCAGACTGCTTAATCTCGTCATTGAGTTTGGCAATACCAGACTGTTGATAGTCCAGCGATTGTTTGGCTTTGTCTTGTTGACTAGTTAGAGAAACAAGCTTTGACTGTGCACGATCATATTGGGTCTGTAAATTCTGATATTCTTTAGAATTTTTGGAAGTGGTTTGAGCTTCCTGATCCATTGCGGTTTTTAAAGCGCTTAAAACATCTTGCTGCTTTTTAACAGCGCCGGATAAGCCGTCATAGCGTGTTTCAGCAGCTTTTAATGAATCACCTGACTGCTTTAAGATTGCTTCATTGGCTTTCCATGCAGCCGTATTTGACGCTATTTCAGACCGTAAAGATTTGATAGATTGAACCGCTGAAGCAGTATCTAAAGTTACTTTATTGGCTGCATCTCTACTAATATCTGCCATTACTTGCTCCTTTCTCAATGATTAAATGATTTGAACAGTTCCAAAGGATCAACCACACGTTCTTTCTTTTCTTTGGCATTTAAAACAGTGATTAATTCAAAATAATCAGTTTCATAAAATTCATCTAATGACCAATGAAGATTTGTCAGTGCGTTTTTGGCAAACAAATCAAAATCTTCAAGTTCATTGGTCATTTCATACACCCGTTGTTTGGGTGTCGTTATTTTTTTGCTGATGATTTGGTTTCTGGGACACTATCCGCTTGACCATTGTTCTGCATTTTGACAATCAAATATCCGAGCATTTCCATTGTGTGACCAAAGTCTAAGTCTTCAAACGCTTCAGCTTGATCATCATTCAAGCCGAGAATATCAACAAAAAAGGCTTTCTCTGTATCAAAAAAAGCCATTGTGTCTTTGGATATTTGAAGCAAATCTTTGCCTTTGGTATCGTCAATTTTGCTGGCAGCCAATTGCAAGTTAATTGCTCGGCGCATGTTACGGTTGGTCGTTTTAATTTCAAACGGTTCTTCCTGAAATTCTTTAAATGTGATTTTCATTTCTTCTCCTTTAATTGAGCATGAAAAAAAGATGCTCTTAACGGCTACCTAGCGGAGAATGGCTAGACAGCCTTTAAGAACACCCCTTTTGGGTATTCCGTATTTAATTAGCCTGCTGATTGAGCAGCTGCAGCATAGCCTTGAAATACATCGGCTAACATAATGTCTTGTGTAAAGCCTGTTTCGTTTGAATACCAAAGCTTACCAGGATTATTATTCCAGTCGGGATTGTCCAATGGTGAATAAGTCAAGTTGTCATCATTCCGTGTATCCGTTGTCGTATCAGTCCCGTTATTAAAGTCAGGATTGATAATCTCGCCTTGACGAAAACCAAAATAAACCTGTCCATCTTCTGCAAGGGCATCTGTTGTAATCAACATGGCGACTTTTGGCTTGTCGCCTTGTGTATAGCCACCTTTACCATCAGATACTTGACCCAAAATTTTCATCAAAATATCATGCGGCAAAGCATTAAAATCCAAAGCAACTGAAGAATCGCCTTTTGTGTGCTGTAAATCAACAACGCGGTTGTTGCCGTACACCTTGGTTGAAGCCGCTTCAAGACCAGTAATGTTAGCTGTCTTAGCACTGAATACGCCAGAGTCAACAGCATAAACACCGTTGGCTGACAACCCTGTTGTTGCATCAGTTAATATTTTTCCGTCCGGACCAACAAGCGCAAGTTGAACGAGTTTTAAACCTACTGTAGCCATTAGCTACCTCCTAATAATTTGTTATGTGATACGTATATGGCTTTAATAGCCTGACCGGTATCGGGGTCTGTATAACGTGCGTCAGAATTATCAATAAACCAGTTGTTGTGTATGAAGGCTTTTAACAAAGCAACTTCACAAGCGTCTGCGTCCTGATTGAAATGATGCGAATAAAAAAGACGTATTTCTACGCCTTGATGTATTTCTGAAAAATCGTCATTGCCGTAAGTGGCTGGTAAATTTTCATTTTCAGTTACTAAACAATCAGTTGAATCAATATCGTTTAAATGCCCTCTAGGTATTACAAAAGGATAGACATTATCTATCCAGGTAAGATTAGTGGTTTTAATAATTGCCACTGCATCAGATACAGAACTCATACGCCACTAACCCCCTTTTCTTTTAATATCTTTTGGTATTCGGCATTTTCAGCCTTGAATATCTCATTTAAACAAGCGTTTCGAACCTTGTCTAAGTAATCATCACCCTTAATGAATTTAGTTCCATCATTTAAAAAGCGTGCGATATAGGCTTTTTTATTCGAAAAGCCAACAATTGAAGTCCCGTCAGTCTCTCCCGAAATATTAGTAGCTTCATCAATCACTGAATCAGCTAAATGCGGATCATCTCCAGTTTTGCGATTGTAATAATGGTGTGATCTCAAATATTCGGCAATATTCTTTTTTAAAACATCAGCACCGGCCTTAGTTATCTTTGCTTGTTCAGCAGCAGAAAGTTTATAAGCTTTTTCGAGATTGTCAGCCCAATCACCTAAATCAACAATACTAACCATTTTTATTCGTTCCTTTCCGGACTGTGGCTTTTAAAGTCAAAATATCAAAGGCGTTCGGATTACTAGTCTCACCTGGTGAGACGGAAACTATATCGTATTGTTTGCCCTGATTGTCCTGGAATAACAAAGGCGGTTTAATATTCGGATCATGTCTCACAACAATATCGACTGTGTCTTGTAAATCCGTTCCGTAAATTTGATAAGTTTGATTCATAGAACGGGTACGAACGGCATACCAGCGAGAAAAAGAAGCAGTAAAACCATCTTCTTCGCCACCTGTATTCGGATTAATAACTGTATCATATTCTCCAAACTGACCACGCTTATTCAAATCGGAAGGTTTAAATAATCTAGTCATTTAGCACCTTCCAACGCAAGTTATTTAAAAGGAACTGATAAGACAAA